TTTGTTTTGTTTGCTTAGGTATATATGCAGAAGTTTGACCTGACGCAACTATGCCAACTTGAGCAGAATTTTCGGCATCAAATATACGCATTTTACTCCTAATTAATATACTAGTATACTATATTATGTGCGATTTGTAAAGTTTTAATCTATTTAAGATTAGTGATTAATCGCATTCCGTAATTATTAATACCAGATAGTATCTCTTGATTTGGCTTCAGTATCAGTTTATTCTTTTTGAATGGATCATAATTCACATGATGATGAACTCTACCATATCTCCAAACAATAGTAGCAACATCTGGATGCATATCAACTAACATTTGGGATTTGTTTATAGTCCCTTCAGCGTTTAATGTGCCACCTCTCCATGTTGATTTATCTAAATTGCCTTCTACGTGATAAAATTCTTCAGTATTTCCACCTTTCACGCTTTGAGTTGCCACTTTATCCTGCAGAAAGGCATTGAATTGGATAGTACAATCACCATCTTTTAATACGCGTAGTGATAAATCAGTATCTTCATTATATCTACCTCTCCATCTATATTTACAAGCGTTTTTAATAAGCAAACAAGAGTATATTCTACAGTTCTTAACAAAGGCTGGATATTTACTATTTGGATCTATAAAGAATCTATATTGAAATCCAGATACTGGGACATTCTCATATCTATCAACAAAGTCTTCTGATGCTCTAAAAATAGCACCAGAATCTACCCGAATACGTTCATTATGATGTAGTCTATAAAAATCATTAATATTGTCATCCAAAACCCAATGACTTTCAGCGCCAATATGGATAGAATGATCCCAGCACCAATTTCTTGCTCTACCTGGGCCATCACCATGATTACTGAATGGTAATTCTAATAATGTAACATATTCGCTTAAATTAAAATCAATCAATGCTTGTTCATATAGCAAAACATCTTGGGGCTCAATAGCAATATAATGATGTACTTTCATCCTAGTCAAAGATTTTGAAGTAAACATAGAACTTGCTCTACCCTTAGATATAATATAGACGGGATATTTAGGATTATTCATAAAATTATTGATCCTCTATCCATCTTTTCAAGGAATTTTCACTTCTTTGAAGTTTAGGGTGCCATATACTTTTAGTTTTTTCTGTTAATCCTTGATCTATCTTGAGGGCAAAATCTTTATAATCCTCTTCTGTTTTAAAGTTAACTATAAGACGCTTATATGGAGGATTATTTTCCTGAGTAAATTCAGGCATACCTATCCACTCTTTTTCCCACTCAGCAACATCTTCTTCGCTATCGCCAAAGAATTCAGCTAAGGATGCTTTTTTGGGAGCAGTTCCTAAAATATCCATACAATTTTCATATTCAGTTGATTCTATAACTTTTTCCATAATATCCTCGATAATTTTTAAAATACGAATCCCGAAGTGTCTGATTGTTTAGGCGCTTTTGGTGTGAATGAAGGAGTAGTAGCAACAATGCCAACCTGAGCAGAATTTTCGGCATCGAAAATTCTCATTTTATTTCTATCAATTCCAACAACAAATTTATTATAGTAATTGAGATCACCATAACGATTCTTTAACTGCTTAATCATGATCTGACCCAGTTCTTCTAGTTCTGGAGTAGAAATCAATGCTAACATGAGGTCGGTAGTTTGTGGAAGACCAATCGACTCAGATGTGTTAGTTAAATCTAAATCTGAACTATTAATTCCACAATTATGCGTTAGTATATTGTTTGCATAAAATAAATTATCGCCAGAAACTGTTATATCAATAGTTTTTTTTATACCTATCTTTTTTATAGATACTATTTTGTCTAGAGTAATTTGCATAATATATGGCCCGGTAATTGTAATTGTTTATATAAGTTTATTATATCACTTTTGATTTCCCAAGCCCGTAAAATAAAGACTTGGTATCCTCGTTGTTCAGCTATCCATTTTTTATATAAATCTTTATTGAAGTTTAATGTAAAGTCTGACTCGCACATAGTTATCGTTTTGTCGTAATCTACGTCATCGTGGTAATAAGTTCCATGATATTCTATTATAACGTTTATATCTGGAATAGTAAAGTCATAGAAATAAAATCTATTCGTAGATATGTTATACTCGTTTTCTGTTAATCATATTAAATGTCCTTCATTTTTATACAGGGTTTGTTTATCCAATGAAGTGAAATATTTAGATAATACATCTAAATATCTCAGAGACTCTTTTGAATATTTAGAAATAAGAGAATTTCTCTCTACTTGAATCTCAGTCACCATAGCAAATGCGTCTTCTTTTGAATATCCCATAGAAAGATAATATTCAATACTAAGAACGCTATTCAATTTACATTTTTTAACATAGTCTTCATATCTAAGAGTTCCATCTATTTCACCATGATTGCGTATGAACGCAATCTTAGATACAGTATTCCATCTTTTATCTATGTTTATTAAAATTTCATTAAAAGGTATATTGTCCTCTAACATATTTTTAACATAGGTTTCTTTTGATTGGGAGATTGATTTTCTTTTATTGCTATCTGTATATTTTGCCGTGCCTTCTATCTTACCATAAGTTTCTATATGATAATCTAAAGTATTCCTATATCCCACATCTTCTTTATACTTATCAAATTCAACTTTATAATCATCACCATACCTCTTTTTAAATGCCCTCTCGTTTGTACCAAAGCCTGTAGTATCCCAATATTGCCTCCATTTTATTGGTCCTTCTATATCGCCATCTCTATGGATAAATCCTTCTAAAGACATACCCTTAGAAATACAATATTTTTTGTATTCTATTGTACCCTCAACTTCGCCATATTTTTTAATATACTTGTCTAAGGTTATTGCACATGATTCTATCTTGATGTTGAACCTTTTTTGTCCTTCTATATCGCCATAACGTAAAATGTTTACAGCTAATGATGTAGAATCTTTTTTATATGATTTTAATAGTTCTCGCCTTTCATTGAGATTTTCCAACCCCAATGAAATTTGTTCTGAAACTAATTTCCAATTGATAGCCCCATCATCTAATATTTTTTGTATTTCAACCGATTGTATATCGCTGATAGTCTTATTTGTCATTTTCTCTAACTTTGCTATTGCATATTCTATTTTCATATCCTTCCTTTTTTTGTTATGCGCTACACAAACTATTTATATGTTTGTTTGCGTAGCGCATAATGAAATATTATATAGAAAATAGAAAATCTTTTATTTTTAACCCTGAATCTATAGATTTCATACCCGTTGATGTTGGGAAAATATGCTTACTAGAACATTGAATAGTTTTACCGCTCTTTAGAGTTATTTCATACACATCTTGTTCCGTTATTGGATATATTTCAGTCACATCTACATATCCACTATGAGATTGAATTTTATCCCCAATGTTAAGATTACATATTTCTATGTTACCTCTATGTTCTACATTCACTAAAGTGTCTAAAGTTAAACAGCGATTCGCTTGCGTTGCTGAGACTAGAGGCAAATTATACTCAACCGCTAGTCCTCTCAATTCTTCCGCTATAGCCTTCACGTAAGTATAGCTGTTCATACCGGCGCCATGTTTCATCCTCTGAGAAGCGCAGATATTGAGATAATCAATATATATGATATCTGGAACAAAGTTCTTCTTAGATTTCAATTCCTCAATCAACGCTCTAAAATGCCCAGCATGCGCAGACGACGTAGGGTATTCTTTGACTATCAAACGACCGTTAGTTTTATTCTTCAATTTCTCTATGCGACTATTGAATATCTTTTCTTCTACGGTTTTAAGTTCGGACATACCCAAATTCAATAGATTAGCATCAATACGCTCTGCAATTCTTTCTTCGGACATTTCCATACTAATATATAGAACATTTTTATTTTGAAGAAGATTTGCCGCAGCAAGATGACACATCACTAAAGATTTTCCTACACCAGTCGCCGCGAGTAAAACCGTAAGGCTTTTTCTAGATAATCCTCCATCTGTAATTTTATTCAACATTTCTATATCAAAAGGAACTTTCTCTTCTTTTCTACGATAGAATTCAAATCTAGCATCCGCATCTTCAATATAGTTATGCCCTACCGATGAATCAAATGTTATACTTAATGCTTCTGATAACAAGGAAGGTAATGCTTCTGGCGTATAATTCTTATCATTACCTTCAATGATTTGAATAGACTGTAAGATTGCATTATACAATGCCCGTTGCTTACAGAATGCCTCTGATTCCTTCATTAACCAATCAAAATTGATTTCTGTATGTTCCAATGATTTTATCAGTTTTTCAGCATCATCTAATTCTTTTGCGCCTATATCTCTACGTTTGGAAACTTGAATCAATAGAACTTCCTTCGAAGCCATCTTATTGAATTCAGAAAAGAAGTTTAATATCTCTTCAGTAATAACGCCTTCTACTCTATCAGAGAAATAGTCTTTTTGGAGAAACGGTATAACTTGTCTTGAAAATTCTTCATCGTGGATCAAGTTAGATAAGATGGTATGTTCGATTCTCAAAATCAAACGCCTCCAGTAAAGATTGTATCCTTATTAACTATAGATTCTTCTATAACAGATACTAGGATATCACCTATAGTTGTTCTAAATTTTTCTTGATTTGTAATTTCTCCTTCATGGAGCGTATATTCAAATTGTAATACTGGTTCATTATCATCTGGAAATTCTACTGCCCCATAAGAAAAAATTAAACCTGTATGTTCCCCTGATGTTAATTCGAATGCTACAACTTTATTACCTTCGCTATCTATATAATCTAATATCTCGTGACTCATTTTATTCTTCCTTATTAATTAACATACAACTATTATACTTTAAATGTGTAAAAATAGCAACTATTTTCTAAATGTGGCATCTGCTTCAGATTTCATTCTTGCTACTATGGAGTCTAAACTGGATTTCAATT